GAAAGGATAAGCACCCTCAACATGGTCGATCCATATGTCGGTAGATATTTTTCAGCTGAATGGGTTAAGAAAAATGTTCTCAGACTTACCGATGAAGAAATCGAAGAGCTGAATAAACAAATCGAATCTGAACCAGAAAGAGTTGATCCTAACCAACCACAAGAACAAGTTGATTCGGAACAGTATCAACCGGAAGATAATACCGCAGATAACACATCAAACGAGTCACAAACTCCTGAATTAGATAATGCGGTGGATCGGTATTCAAACGTACTAAATAAAAAATAGGAGTTTTAATTATGGAACAAGTAAGAAATTTTATTGATTTGGTAGCACAGGGAAATAACATTGATGCAAAATCTACTCTCGAAGATTTGATTTCTTCGAGAGCTTATGATTCATTGGAATCAAAAAAGAGAGAAATGGCAGCATCACTTTTTTCAGATGGTAATCAAACAGACTCACAAGAACAGTAATATGAAATCATTAGACGAATTTAAATCTAAATTAACTGAAGAAGAGAAGAAAGATTTCTCTAAATTTGATGCATTAGTACGAGCAGGCCTGGCAAATAAAGCACAGATCGCTCGTCTACATCAAATTTTAGATAAAATGAGTGAAGAACGCCCGGTATTCAATAATGCTGACCGTGCAATCATGCAAAATCTTTTCAACAAATTGATAGATTTAATTTCTAATAATAAACAAATTTTTCAACAAACAAGAAGAGCAGTAAGAGAAGATGTTGACCTTGATGAAGGTATCAAAGACACTTCAGATTACAAACTGTCACCTTCAGGACGAAAAGTAAGAGCACATCGAATTAAAGTTGGTGATGATCTAGAAATGGATCAAGAAGACAAGAGAGATATAGACGAATCTATAACAAAAGGTCTTCCTCCTTTCGCTTTAGTGTTAAAAAGAAAAGCTATTCGTCAGTACCCTAATAACACAATGGTCGCTCTTTATTGGAGTGACAAGTTAAAGAGATACTTTAGTGTACCATTCGAAGAAGATAGTGGCAAGATTACCGGTATAATTCAGTCTGAAGAAGTTGAACCTTTAAAAGAAATGGTATTAGACTCTTTGAAGAAAATTGTTCAGGGTAAACAAGCCGCTTCGGTTAAGTTTGACTCAGGACATACAAGAAAAATTGACCACTTTACCGCTTCCGCTATTGTTAATATTCATGGTGCGTTAAACGATGAGAACAAAAAGAAATTTGCTACAATGATTCAGAAATCCCCGGAACACTTTTCTAAAGCTTCCGATTTTGCGTTTAAACAACACAAATGAAAATTATAGATTTAATCATAGAAAATAAACTCTCTGAAGCAAAAACTGTCATTAGAGAAAAATTGAATATGATTCTCCAATGTAAATTGGAAGAAGTTAAAAAATATGTTGCTGAAAAAACTTATGTTGAATCAAAAGAAGATTTAACGGAAGCAGTAAGAAAATCAACAAACATTATAAAGATGGGTCGTATTAAAAAAATACGTAGAAGAATTCGTAGAAATAATAAAGGTAAAATTGTTGTTCAAAGAAATAGAGTGAAGTCTGCTGTAAAAGGTTATCGTGTTCAAGGCACTCAACTAAAAAGAATTACAGCAACACAAAGAATTAACAAAACTAGAAAGTTAAAAAGATATTGGAAAGCAAAAGGTCGTGCAAGATTACAAAGAACTCTATTAAAGAGAAAAATGTCTATGCGCCGCCGACAATCTATGGGGATAAGATAAATGGCATACGAAGTCAGTAATTCAAAAAGAGGTAGCTCAATTATTAGATGTGAGGGAGCTGCTACATATACTATACCTTTGACACAATTATCGGCAAATACCGCATTAGAGAATGTCGATAGTGCTTCAATCAAAAGAGTTACATGGTCAACAGGTGGTACAGTAACGATTGGTAGAGGTGCGACACCTAATACGGTCACAACACTCTACGGATCCGGTGAAATTCGTTTAGATGATTTTGGCCACTCGTTAGCTAATGGTGCAACTGGAAATATTGTTGTTACGATTGCTACAGGCGGAACATGTTTTCTTGAAGTTTCTAAAACTGCAACCTATACTACAGATTTAAACCTACTATGAAACTAATAACAGAAATGACCGAAGAAGTTCGGTACTTAACAGAAGCCACCGAGAATGGTAAAAAGTCACTCTTTATTGAGGGACCATTCTTGGTTTATGACAAACCGAATCGAAATAATAGAATGTATTCTAAGCAAATCATGGAACGAGAAGTCGATCGTTATAATGAAGAATACGTTAAAACAAAAAGAGCTCTAGGTGAATTAGGACATCCGGACACCCCAACAATTAATCTGGAACGGGTGTCCCATATTATTACTGAACTTAGAGATGACGGACAGTGTTACATTGGTAAAGCAAAAATACTAGAAACACCATACGGAAATATTGTCAAAAACTTTATTGAGTCTGGTGTTAGATTAGGTGTCTCTTCTAGGGGAATGGGCACACTTGCTCAGTCTAGGAACGGTATCAATCTAGTGCAAGATGATTTCAGATTAGCAACAGCGGCCGATATTGTGGCAGATCCTTCTGCACCAGGTGCTTATGTTAATGGAATTATGGAAAATAAAGAATGGTTGTTTCTGGAGGGTCGATACGTAGAGGTTGACATGGATAATGCTAAGAAAGAAATCAAAAAAGCATCAAAACTTCAATTAGAAGAGGTTGCTTTAAAACTATTCAAGAATTATATTTCAAAACTTTAATTTTATAAATAAGATATCATAAAGGAGATTCCTAATGGCAACAAACAAACTTTTCGAAGCTGCTGCCGACATTCTTACTCAAAGTAAGTCTAAAGCACCAGCAGAGCCAACAAAGAAATTGGAAGGCGAGGTCGTAGACCTTGGCGGTCCTAATAATACCGATGCAAATCCACTCGATGACTCGGAAAAAATTGATGCTACAAAAGCTGCTAAATCAGCTACAGCACCAACGACAAAACCATCTGCTGCTTCAGCTAAAATGGAAGAAGTAGAACTTGAGTCGGAAGACAAGATGGACTTATCAGAAGATATCAATGCAATCTTTGCTGATGATTCTACAATCTCAGAAGAATTCAAATCAAAAGTTTCTACAATTTTTGAAGCTAGAGTTTATGACAAGATTAGAATGGTTCAAGAACAATTGGAAACACAATATGCTTCTATGTTGGACGAAGCCGTTGAGTCAGTTAAAGAGGACTTGACAGAAAAAGTTAATGACTATCTTTCATATGTTGTTGAACAATGGATCGCCGATAACGAAATCGCTATCGAATCAGGTCTTCGTTCAGAACTAACAGAAGACTTCATTTCAGGTTTACGTAACCTGTTTGCAGAACACTACATTGATGTTCCAGCAGAAAAAGTTGATTTGGTCGAAGAGTTGGCCTCTAAAGTTGAAGAACTTGAGTCTAAACTCAACGAAGAAATTGAATACGGTATCGATCTCAGAAAGTCTTTGGTCGAATCACGTAAAGTAGAAATTGCTCATGAAGTTACCGAAGGCCTTACTGCCACGCAAGTAGAAAAGATCAAGTCACTCGCAGAGAGTGTGGATTTTTCCACAGAGGGAGAATACAAAGACAAACTTGAAACAATTCGTGAAAACTACTTCCCGTCAGGCATTAAAAAGGCTAATGTAAGTCAACTTCAAGAGAAAGTAGAAGACGGTACTCCTGAAAAATCCGGATCTGCTGATCCATATGTTCAGTCCGTCATGAATGCTTTAACAAAACAAAAAGTTTAACCTAAAAAATTCTAATCAAGGAGAATTTAATGTATCTTTCAGAAGAACTACAATCAAAATGGCAACCAGTCTTGGAACATGCAGACCTGCCAGCAATTAAAGATCCATACCGTAAAGCTATTACAGCTTTGGTTTTGGAGAATCAACAGCAAGCAATGTTGAAAGAGGGCGGAATGCTCAGCGAAACTTCGACAAACGCAGCTGGCACAGGTGGTTTTGGTGCAAACGCAACTGCAACAGGTCCAGTCGCTGGTTTCGACCCAATCCTGATCAGTCTCGTTCGTCGTTCATTGCCTAACCTGATCGCTTATGACATCTGTGGCGTTCAACCAATGACAGGTCCAACAGGACTTATCTTTGCAATGCGTTCGATGTACGGCACAGACCGTGTTCCTTCAACTGGTGCAGAAGCTTTCTATAACGAAGCTAACACAGCATTCGGTGGTACAGGTTCACAAGGTTCTATTTCGTTGGCTGCTAACACAGCATTGGGTAGCGGTAACGTTTTCGCAACTTCAATGACTAACGGTGCTGGTATGGCCACAGCAACTGCTGAAGAATTGACACCATCAGAAATGGGATTCTCAATCGAGAAAGTTTCGGTTACTGCAAAGACCCGTGCTTTGAAGGCCGAGTACTCAATCGAATTGGCACAAGACTTGAAAGCTGTTCATGGTCTGGATGCTGAAACAGAATTGGCAAACATTCTCTCTTCAGAAATTCTTGCTGAAATCAACCGTGAAGTTTTGCGTACAATCTACGTTGTTTCTAAGGTTGGTGCTCAAGTTGGTACAACAACTACTGGTACATTTGACCTGGATACAGATTCGAATGGTCGCTGGATGGTTGAGAAGATTAAAGGTTTGGCTTACCAACTCGAACGTGAAGCTAACGTTATTGCCAAGACAACTCGTAGAGGCAAAGGTAACGTCATGATTTGTTCTTCAGACGTTGCTTCCGCATTTGCGATGGCTGGTCTGCTGGACTATCAATCAGCTTTGCAAGGTCAAGTTAACTTGACAGTTGATGATACTGGCAATACTTTTGCTGGTACAATGTTTGGTCGTATCAAGGTCTATATCGACCCATACTTCCCAACATCATCGACTTCTGAGTTTGCAGTTGTTGGTTACAAAGGTACTAATGCATATGACGCTGGTCTGTTCTACTGCCCATACGTTCCTCTGCAAATGGTCCGTGCCGTTGACACTAACACCTTCCAACCAAAAATTGGTTTCAAGACACGTTATGGTCTGGTTGCAAACCCATTCGCAGAAGGTACTTCGCAAGGTAACGGCGCTCTGACCGCTAAGAGCAACGTGTACTACCGTGCAATGAAGATTGCGAACATTATGTAATTGAAGTAGAAAAAATCACCCTCAAGAGTGATATTTTAAAGAGGATCTTCGGATCCTCTTTTTTTTGTTTTATAAATAACCATATGACAATAATTACTAAAACTCCACAAAATCCAAATCCACTTCACCCGAATAAGTTTCAATTAACTTTTTCACGGGCACCTCATATACAATATTTCTGTCAGAGTGTATCTGTACCTGGAATATCTCTATCTGAAGTTCCTAGACAAACACCATTTGTTGATCTATATTCTCCGGGTGAGAAGGCCATATACGATGTTTTTAACATAACATTCATGGTAGATGAATATCTGTCCGGTTGGTTAGAAATTCATGATTGGATTAGAGCAATGACTTTCCCTGAAAAGTTTGAAGAGTATCTGCATCTGCAAAAACAATCAAGATATGTGGGTAATCCAAAAACACCGCAGTTCTCAGATGCCTCGTTAACTCTACTATCGTCATCAAATACTCCAACTTGGAGATTCAAACTAATTGATTGTTTCCCAACATCAATTTCGGCATTTGTCATGTCGGCACAAGATTCACCGGATAACATTGTTACCGCTGATGCAACTTTCAGATTTGCCTATTTTAATGTAGAAAAATTGTTTTAAATGTGATATACTCCAGACAGGAGGATTATAATGAATAGACTTGAAGAATTATTGGCAGAGTGGAAAAAAGACTCAGAAATAGATCGCACCGAACCCGGTCGTGAACTATTAAACATTCCAAAATTACACAGCAAATACTTAAATATTTTATCACACTATCGCCAATTAATGCGAAGTGTGGAATTTAAGTTTTCGGAAACAAAACGTATCAAGTGGGAATACTATACAGGTAAACTCTCAAAAGATCAATTAGAAGAGTTAGGTTGGGAACCATTTCAATTTGTATTGAAATCCGACATATCTACATATATTGAAGGTGACAAAGATTTGAATCGTTTGTTAGCGGCAAAAGCCATGCATGAAGAAATTGTCAGAGCATGTGAATCGATAATGAAAGAATTACACTCACGCACCTATCAACTAAAGGCTTTCATAGATTATGAGAGGTTTATACAAGGTGCTTAATGGATTCCTTAAATGTAACAAAACTTAATGAAGTCTACATCAAAGTAGATTGTGAACGAAACATAGCTCAAGAAGTATCGGATTTCTTTACATTTTTTGTCCCAGGTTATCAGTTTATGAAACCTTTCAAAGACAGACTTTGGGATGGAAAGATACGTCTTTTTGATTCTAGAAAAAATGTTTTGTTTTACGGTTTACTGCCATATCTAC